CCTGCTCGTGCGCTTGGCTTAACTTTAGTAACTGCGTCTTGATTTGATTCCAGCTTGGCATAATATACCTTTAATTTTTCGATGTTTTTCTTGTGAAACTTCATAGACAATCATTACAAAATGGGTTGTCACCTTGGTATTTCTCCTGAAATGAACGAGGTATTCTATAAGGATTAGACAAATTTAGTCCAGTATTATAGTTATCTCTGCGAGGTCTAATCGTGTCCACCTTAACCGAAGGATTGTTAAATAAAGGGTAGTCCGTGCGGTACTCAATTAGGTATCTTGTGATTCGCTCGCTGTACCACTCGGCATCGTTCTTTGCCTTGTTAATTAGCCGTTCGATTTCTTCCATTGACATCGCATCACTTTCCTCCGACCTTCTGCGCACCATGTTTTTGTTCATGTACTTAAACGCAAGAACGTGGGGCAGTTCAAAGTAAATCCACTCACGGATAGCTGGCTGGAGGTAGTCGTATAGCAAAGTTTGGTTCAAAGCAGATACCGAACCGCTTACAATTTGAGTTGCTATCTCTTTATACAAGTCCGAACCGATAATAGACTGAATCCGCATCTCTTGCACCTTTACGATTGTCGGTCGTAATTGGGTATAAGATACGTTCTCATTAATTATTGAATTTGCAATTAAGTCTTGCTCCGTTATGAATAATGCCTTTGTCATACTAATTCTATTTTATTGCCCTTACGAACAACGATTTGCTGCTGCCAAATATGTCTGCAAGATGGTCGGCTTATGTCTGTGCCGGGAAGCGTGTACCACTCGCCTCGTCTATCCCAAACTGAATAACCCATGATAGTACTCATTTGGTCTATGTCTTGGCGTGTGTATAGCTTGTTTAATCTTACCAGCGTTCTGCAAAAGTCACGGCTGCCATCAATAATTATTGGTTCGCTGCCTTTTAATTCAGGTCGCAAATCGTACTTATACCTAATCTCAAATGCTTCCTCTGCTTCAGTATCAGGCGTATCGGCTATTCGTGCCACCCTATCTTGGATAGTCACTTGACCTTTTGAGATTAAATACTCTATTCGCTCGCTTACCTTTTCCAAAGGTGCATCTAACCTTCGAGAGATTGCATCGGCATCAACCTTTTTAGTGCGTTTAATTTCTGCTAAAATCTTCTTATCCAATGCTTTATTTTCAGGCTCTACCTCCATAAACTCGGCAAACAAAGAGTTGTCAGCCTCAAAGCGTACTGGCTTGGAACGCAGCACTTGATAGCCATCGGCATCCACTCCAAACTGCATTGCCACTTCCTCAAACTTGTCAAGGTCTGCGCTGAACTCGGTGATAGGATTATCGTCAATGCCAAGCATAATACTGCACTCCTCGTCATTTAAGCCGTAGGCGTTTTTCATCATTAGGCTGGCTTGCTCTTTAGAAAGTTTGCCTTGTGTAAACTGACGAACCACACGCATCATGCCTTGATATTCTCTGCCTGACAAAGAGCGCAGAACGCCATTGGTCAACTGCTGCTCTGCGACTGGCAAGGCTGCACCGGTTGCTTCGGGTAATGCTTCGCCCTCTGCCTTTGGAGGTAACGCTGCCAAGGCTCGTATTTCGTTTGGTGACATTGATTCCAATACCTTGTTGGCAACCAAAGGAGATAAAGCGTTGATGGCATCTGCTACTAATCTTGCGCCTCCAAGTTCCTCGGTTTCGAGTAATGGCAAGCCAGCCTTTTCACGCAGTTCGTCTTTGGTCGCTATCTGCAACAAAGCCATTTCGGTAAGCTGTTCTGCAATCGGTTCAGTAGGTTGTAATTTCAAACCAGTCACTCCGTTAAAAGAAGCCAAATAGTTGATGCCTCTTTCGATTCTTTGCACCCTATCCTCAACGTAAGTCGCTTTGAAGATTTCGTACGATTCAATCATTTCGGCACGACCGCCAAGCTGTCCTTCGGTTTTTACTCCGAAAAGCATAGGCGAGGTTACCCGGTGTGCAACGAAAATTTCCTGCTGTACGGTCTTGTTTAAGATGTCGAACTGCTTGTCTAAATCACTTGGCGTAAGCGGTGTAAGTTCGGGTTTGGTTTCAGGGCTATCCGAAAAGTTTACTAAGAACCGACCAGCGTTGTCAGTACCGCCGAACTTCATCTTCATTTGACGCTCGATGGCATCCGATTCCTCGGGGGTAGGGATTCCGTTTGGAAAGTTTATAAGGTACGAACCCCAAAAGTTATTTTTGATATTATTAACGTGGAAATTAGCAATCTCAACGTCAAGTTCAATGTAAGCCGTGCCACCAAGATATTCAGGCAAAGGGTAAACCTTAACGCCTGCGCTGTACACTCGGTAGTAAAATAGCTGCTTTCCGATTCTATTCTCAGGATCAAACGCTGGGATTTGTTCGATTTGGTTTAATTGCGGAAACTGACGAACTCCATATTCATCGTACCAATCGTAAACAAAAAACATCTTTTCATCCTTATCGGCACGAACTCTATGAAAGTCAACGTGGCAAATCTCTGCAATACCACCACCTCTTGACCAGGTAACCTCGCAAGCAAAGCCGTTATAAATCTCCATGTCCAACGTCAGCTTTTGCGTCAGGTCGTTCATAGAGTCATAGGCATTCGGGAATGTAGGCGAATCAATAAAGGCTTTCGCAGCAGGTGTTTCATTCTCGGCTGCCCATCCCTTACCTACGATGTAACCAACTTTACCATTCACGATGGCGTTGTGCTTTGCGCTTCTGCGGTAAAGGTTTAAGAGGTAGTTAGGGTAGTCGTTCTCAACTCCGTAACTCACCCATTGCTGGCTTTTGTTCTCTACGAACAAAGGCACTTTATGCTGGTATCCTTGCCAGCTAAAGGCGAAGGGTTTTTTAGAACTCATTAATAATGACGTTTAAATTGTCTAATGTAATCGTAACAGCGTGGGTTGAGCATTTGACATACATCCGAATCGTATCTCCTGAACTCATAGGGACTACGCATTGGCTTGGAATAGTTGCTTCGCCAGCCGTTGGTATAAATGTGACAAACTCTGAACAAGGCCACAACTCTGCATTTTTAAAGATAGCAACGTGCATCTTTCTATTTGACGAGCCAAGCATTGCAACGATTGTACTCACTCGGAAATACTTTAAATCTCCAGTATAAGTAACCAAACCCGAAGCGTTAACTGATAGTCCATTTCTATTAAAGCCAGTCGTTATCGTAGCGTTAATTGGTGACCAAACATCTTGCGTTAAAACGGTTGTTCCTGAAGATGAAAAGTCAAAAAAGTTGAGCGCACTCGGAGAATCCTCAATTTGTATCGCACAATTTTGCATCCACGTTCCAACTCTCGTTGCCGTGTTTGCACCTTGATTGGTTTCGTTCTTGATGACTAAAGCATCGGTTAGTAGTTGTCCCATTAGTTAAATGTAAAGTCAAAAGTGTTGTCAAACGTGCCAGTTGATGGCTCGGCATAAGTAATTGTATTCGTTGCGCTCACAAAGGCTTGCTCGCCCATTTGAACGTAAGCTAATCCGCTTTCTACTAAGGCAATATCTCCTTCGTATGCGGTGTATGTATATTGTCCTTTGGAGATGTCACCGACTGAAATAGTGAACTTGTCGTATCTACTTAAACCAGTTGATTGATTTGACGAGCGCAAAATACTAAACAAAGTTGTTTCGTTTGTAGCCATTGACCTCAACTCAAACTCAAAAGTCGAAGGTATAAACAACGCCTCTGCGTAAGCGTTTATACCACAAGTCTGCTCTGCTGGTAATGCACCATCTTGGTCACAACGAAGCTGGTAGGCTGCCCATCCCTCAAAAGGAAAAGTGGTCGTGCATCGTTCACTCCAAGTGACTACGATTTCATTCGACTGGTTAGATATTAAATACAGCATCTTAAAGGTAAATGTATCATCTAAGCGAATGATACAAATCCATCCGCTTTGCGCCCCAATAATCTATATTAAATTCGGTTTCGATTGTTTCCTTTAAATTGGCTGCCAACGATAAGCGCAAATCTTGCTCGTGGATCAAAGTTTTAATATACTTGTGCCAATCTTTACTGCGTGCCTCACGAACTAAAAAGCCGTTATATCCGTGTTCGATTATCGTATTATAAGGGTAAACATCGGAAGCTATTATAGCCTTACCCATTGTGCCAGCTTCTACCAATTTCAACTCCGACTTGCATCGGTTAAAGGTGGTATCTCGTAAAGGCGCTAAACATACATCCACAAAATTATAACCTCCAACATAAGAGTAAATGTCCGCAGCTTCGATTCTGCCGTAGTTCTGCTGCTTTCCGTTGCTGGTAAAGATTTGCTCGTATGCGTGGTACATTGGGTTTTCGTTCCAGCCTCCTAAATAAAGCCTATACAAGCCGTTTAAGGAACGATCGTCTGCAAGGATGCCCATACCCGATTCCATTAAGATAATGTCCTCGTAATGCTGTGCGCCGCCAAACCAGCCAAACCTTACGAACTCACTCGGTTCTGGTTTAGACTTGTACTGCTCGTAACCTAAAAAGGTGCAGTTCGGAATAATTGAAACATTCGGATTTAGAATAGATACCTTTTCTTTTAGATAGGCATTCGTGCAGATAACGTGGTCAACTACTCTTATGTGGTCACGGATAATATTTGAGATATTCTTTTCTCGGTAAACATTGACCATCGGGTGTCCTGATTCCAGCACCCAATAATCGTCAAGGTCTAAAATCAAAGTAACATTGAACTTTGTGCATTTATCCCGAAGCCATTTAATTTGTTCTGCGGTTTCGCCCCACATTCTGCTAACTAACACCATGTCCATCTGCTCGAAGGATTCGTCAGATATTCTAAAGGGTTCGGGTGCTGAATAAAAAGTCAGTCCTTTGTACGCTGCGTCTAAGTGAGCGTGTGGGAGTTCAAGCCTATAAAGTGCTGAACCAGTACTTTGTACGTTGTGGATTAATGCTATTTTCATTGTCGTTTAATAGTAAATGTATAAACACAAAAAAAGGCGCACCCCTTAGGATGCGCCCGTGCTTGATTAACGACAACGAAGCACTATGCGTTAGTCAGCGCAGCGATGATGCTGGCTTGTACGCTAAACATCGG